GTTAAGCATAAAAACGTTGATATATTAAGACGAGGATTTTATGATACAAAAGAGGTAGCGCAGGGTTTTATTGATATGGAATATTGAATGGCGCAAAAACTAAGCAATTGAATCATGTCAAAAGCAAAACTTTACGACTGGTTAAAAACAAAGTTTACTGATTTAGAATCAGCAAAAGTATTTTATAAAAAATGGATTGATGAAATGGGGCAAGAAACTCCATTCGGAATGTTTTCATGGAGATCAATGGCAGCACATATATCTAATGTGCTTCAAGGCAAAGAGCAAAATAATAATGAAATAATAACATCTTATATATCAACAAAATATGGTAACGAAATAATGTTTTCTTATTGGCACTAATGAACATTGAATCTAAATTATTAAAGCAAACCCGTCTTATTTATCTTCTTGGAAGAAAAAGAAGATGGATAAGGATTTGGTATGAAAAGAAAACGGGGTATTGGCTTTGGGGACTATTCAGATATATTAAAGATTATGTCGATTGAATCCCGCCTATACCAGATCAAACTGTGGTACTACCAGAACTGGCCCCTGTGTCTGTTCTGTAATCACCGTGTCAGGGACGGCAAGGGCCAGCTTGCTCACATAATCCGCCGATCTTATCAGTCCAGCAAGTACTCCCGGGAAGAACTGCAAACCATGAAACTTAATACCGGGCTGGCTCACCACGCCTGTCATGAAATCTACGACAACAAGCCCAAAGAAGCCGTCCTGCTACCCCGTTTCTTAGAGGTGCAGTTCATATTGTGGCTGATCGATCCGGGCTTTTTCGAGCAGCAGAAGCTAATCTATGAGGACTTTTTTAACTTCCCCGACTTTGCTGGGATAACAAACAAATATCCCCATCTTGCTCAATGCGCAAATCATGGTGATTTACTCTACCTTCCGGTGGATATTTAACCGTCCCGAAATCGGCTATCTGAACAAGGCTATCGCAATCTTTTTCGTCAAAAGATCCACACACAAAGCGCATCAGAAGAGGGTGATCGATATGATGTATGAGCCTCTGCAGACAGACATCACGGACTAAAACGTATTCCTCTCCATCCTGGGTAGTAAGAAACAACCTCGCCCCGGAAAAGAATTTCTCGCTGTCTGTTCCGGGAAATTTCGCTTGGTCCTCTTTGCGAATACTGACATGACTCACCCATGGTGGCATGTTACCGTTTCTTAACACATGAACCGCATCAGAGTAGAATTCCGACATCATTTTTTTAACACCTTCCATAGCAATTTACTTTTTGGTAATTTAGGTCTGTTGCGCGCTTACAATATATAAAATATTGTCCCACGTCAAAAGGAAAATCGTAAATTTTGGGGAGGGGGTTTGCCGATACTATCCTTTCCAGTATTTATCCTTACCAATGTAGAATTTGCGGTCAAAGGCTGTGATAAACTCCACACGACAACGATTCAGGATTCCGTCGGATGCTCTTCGGAATTCAGCAATGCCACCGCCCACGTGCGCTTCAATTTTTTTCTTTCTCATATATATGCTCTGGTTGCACGTGCATCCCATTTGGATTGTGTGAACACCGCGGATGTTGTTGTAGCTCATCTTGTGGTAATGGCCTATAAACAGGATGTGGGGCTTTTCACCCGGCTGGAAGGATTCGATAAGTTTCTGCGGGGCATATGAAACGGCATAGGCCGAACCACCGCCCGGGTGCATCACCCTGCACCACATCGGGTTTTCGTACTTGTTATCGTTCAGGTCGATATCTGCTTCAACATATCCCAGGTGTTTCAAATCGAACTTCCCCGCCCTTTCTCGCTCCATCTGGAAATACTCTCCGCTGTTGATGCCTTCCCTTTGGTTGTACCACCCTTCATGGTCATCGCCTGAGACAAACCAGGTTTCAATACCCTCTTTATAGGGGTATTTTTCAACGGCATAAGCCATCTGCCTGCCGAATCCCCGTTTATGAATCTCGTTCTGGTTGAACCTGGCCTCACCCTCAATAAAGTTGCCCCCATGAAGAACTGTTTTGATCCCCTCGCTTTCAAACAGATCGTACAGAAGGTTGAGCACATCGATTCTTTCAAAGTGGCTCCCCATGTGGTTATCGCTCACGAATCCCAACTTCAAAGTATCCCCCTGCCACATTTCGGGATTCAGGTATTTAATTCCGCCTTCAAGGGGGGCATCACGAACGATTATCTCATTGTCCACAATATCAAACATCACCTTTCGCTCGGTCATGTCCTGGATCGTTTCCTGGACTTTTTGTAGAGGAACCTCAAGTTTTTCCGCTATATCGCGTACATTCAGGCTTTGTGTTTTCAGCATGGAGATTAGCTTTCTTTCGTCTATCTCCTTACCCATTTGCTGTTTTATAAACTCTTCGATCGGCTTGCTCATCGTGCTAATATTGTGTCGTTAACCAATTCTTTGATAGTATCCGGGTGGGAATAATAGTTGCTACCGCCCGTCCTGCCCCGGTACTGAGAGAATTTATTATCCTCAAGGGTGGCTTTTAAACCGGGATAGCCCGCCCTGAGACCCGTTAGCTTATAGACATCCCCCTGCTCGTAGATGACGTCTTTTTTCAGGTTACGAAGGGTTTTCTCGACGATGAATTCAACATCGTACTTGGCCCTGAAATCATTCAGCGACATCCCGATCCTTGATGCGGCCCCTGGTGGTACTGGTTCTGTAGGATCTCCCTCTTTCAGTCCCGTGTTTTCATTGAAGCATTTACCGCACTTGGGACACCTGTATTTTTGTGTCCCGTTCGTGTCTTTCCCATCCTTATAAATTTTGTCGTTTTCACATCTTGGACATTTCATAGCTTTTATTTTTTAATAATAACTCTAAGTCCCTAATATAGTGAAAAATGTCTCAACATAAACTATATTGCTGTATTTTTTAATAACACAATATTGCTTTATAGGCAATTTTGCAGTATCTTTGTATGTAGAGTGTGCGGACTCTAACAAAATATATTTTTAAAGCCCTGCATTGAAGGAGCCGCACCTCTGGATATGCAGGGTTTAATTTTTTAAAATATGCCCCAAAGGATTGAGTATAAACAGGGAGATAAAGTTGGTGAATGTTTGTTTGTCTGTGAGCTAGAACCCAGAAGAAAACCGAACGGTAAGCCGCAAAGAAGAGCAGAATTCTTATGTTCTTGTGGGGCAAGATTCACCTCAACCATTGAGCTGGTGAGATCCAGAAGAACGAGATCGTGTGGGTGCTTAAAAAACAAGGTTTCCGGCGGCCGATTTAGAACGCATGGCCTTGTTAATCATCCCCTGAACAAAATTTATCACCAAATCAAAAGTAGGTGCTTCAACAAAAACAGCTCCAAATACCCTATATATGGCAACCGTGGTATAACAATGTGCAAAGAATGGAAGGATAGTTTTGTCGCATTTTACCATTATGTCACGAAATTACCTGGATACAACAAAGACAAAATGGGTGTTCGGGGTTTAACCATTGACCGTATAGACAGCAACGGAAACTACGAACCCGGTAATGTCAGATGGGCAAACAAGAGAGAGCAGGCCATCAACAGAAGAATCAGCCCGAAAAACAAAACCGGATATGTTGGTGTTTTTCGCCGTGCGTCTGGCCGATACAGTGCGCAAATAAAACACGAAACCCTTGTTTGGCTTGGCACATTTGATACACCCGATGAGGCTGCCCGGGCCCGCAACAACTACATTACGTCAAAGAACTTAAAAGAGTATCGTATCCAACCCATTAACCCCCAACGGCCTGCTGAAGCATCTGCATTGCGCGGGGATCACCCCCCTGTGCCTGCTGCATCAGCTCGGGAGGGATGCTAGCGTTACCAGCCACACCCTGGGCTAGTTCCTCTTTACGCTGTCGGATTGCTTGTAAGAGCTTGTCGGCAAAAGGCAAAGTGCTATGCTCAAGATACAATTCGATATCAATAGCCTGTGCTTCAAGCAATGATTTCAGCGTATCCTCTATCAATGTCCTGTAAACAGGGGTGTTCATCCCCTCGGTAACAACCACGTCATAATCGAGGTCTTTAGCTCTTTCTGGGTCGTAAACAGCCGCCTCCTCCCTGTATATATTACCAGCAATGGCGAGGTATCGTTTTTCATTATAGAACTGCGTTATCACCTTCAAGGCCTTCATGTCGCGTGTTTGTTTGAAAGACCTAAAAGCCTCCATGTAATCCAGATTATTAAGCGATGAATTTTGAGCGGATTGCGCATACAGGCTTGCCGGAGTACCCGACTTTGGGTCTTCGCCCATTATTGCTTCATGGACACCAGACACCTCCTGGATAAATTTAAGCTGAAAAGCCAGCATTTCTTGAATGCCAATGTTTATTGAGTTGACAGCCACCTGCTGGGGGGCATCAATGCCCGGCTTGGGCTTATACTTTATCACACCGTTAAAGCGGGCCCATTCATCTGCAAAATCTTCTATGTCCATGTCGTCGGGGATGGAATCTTCAGGCACAAGCAACACGCCCTTAGCGCTCGCAGAAATAATGAAATCCATCATTATAATTAACCTGTTAATGTATCTTTGTTGGTCGATTATATCCTCGACCAACGAAAACACCTCTCCGTCAACCAATGGGTACAGCGTCAGCGCGTAAGGGTGGCTCTCATGGGCATAAGGACTCTCGCCCTCATAGAGCACGTGTCCCGTTGGGGTAACGAACCGCACATACCATATTTTTTCCCAGTGTTCGCGGGCTTCCAGAAGCGGTATATCCTGATCCGGGAAACCCTGCGCTCGTCCGGTTATAAGCCTCTGGGTGTTCATCTGTGCAATCTCATCCAAACTGTAGGTGACAACCTCATAGCTGCCGTCCATGGGATCGTGTACAAGGACTCTTTTTTCAGCTCTCTGCTCCCATATCTCAAACAGTCGGCACTTGTCTTTTTCAATAGGAATATAAAAGCTCAGGTCATCCAGCTTGGAGGATTCCAAGCCCTGTTCGGTTACGCTTACCTGCGTCAGGCGGCCCGAATATATAGCCTTGATACGCTCGGGGCTCGAATACCGGGCGAAATTGACAATGATATCATCCAGCGTAGTGTCAATCACCTCACCTATAAGGCGCAGGTCGTGCAGGCGCACATCCGAGAGGTCTGAATTGAAAAATATACGGTTGGGGTTTACATTCTCAAGGTATAGATCCTCGAGGTTACGCGTGTGCCAGTATCGGTAAGAAACCTTCTGTATAGGTGCGCCTGAGATGGCAAACTCTTCCCATAGCCTTGCATCCAGCTCATCGCACACATTGACCTTTTTTGCCGCTTGCAGGGCATTGGACAGCATCTCGCTTACCGTGCCGTCCTCTTTCGCCCGGGCAATAACCTGTGTTTTGGTGGGGTTGGCCCTGTACTGACCGATCAGGTTTTTTACGATCTGACGGATAATGTTCTGCTTCAGGGGTACGCGACCCTGGTCCTTGATATAGTCCTCCTCGGTGATGTAGGTGGTTGATGTCTCTGACGGATCTCTTACCTGGTCGCTCCACTGATCGCCCCGGTAATATTTGCGCGAACGCTTTCTCCTGTCCCGGAAGTCTTGAAGTGAATCCCAGTAAAAACGGCACTTCTCGAGAAGGTGGACCCCTTCATCGACATCCTCCGAAACAACCTCCGCCTCTTTGATAAGCTCGATCTCCTGGGTCATCCCCAGGGTGCGGTTGTTCCATTTCTGCAGATCAACAGTTGATATGTCTTTTTTCATCGTAAACTGGTTTTAAGACCCCGATATCCATAAGCCAGCTTACTCTATATCATTGTCCTCGCGGTATTGTGTGATTATATCTACAAAATTTCGCACCAGAAGCTCCCTCTGATTGTACAGATCATCAAGCTGGCTGGTTGCGCTGTTTTTTCTCATGTAATCAATGTCCTCATCAATGTAACGAAGGTCTTTTCTCAGGTACCTTAGCTCGTCATCGACAAACTCATGGTAGGGGTCCATCAGATCGTCCACCTCAGTCTCATCGCTTACCCCCGCCTTGCGCCCTATATGCCAGCGGTAGTCCTCAAATTCGTTCAGTATATCGTAATACTTAGTATAAACGGAGTTCTGCCAGGGCTGTGCGTAGAGCCTGCGCACTACCGGCAGGTTGTTTACGTTCACATCCGAAAGTATTTCCTGAAACTCCCGGTCCCCGCTCGCTGTCTCATACGCCCCGGTTATAACGCCCTCAGCTGTTTTGTAGACATTATTGACAAACCTTCCCGTCCCGCCAAGGTAGTACTCAAAGATGTGTTCAACCTTTGACGGGTTAATATCCAGTACATTGACTACTTTTTTCAGATCACCGTCCTTGTCGATATAGAACTTGCTCGCAATCTCAGGGTCTCCGCCTCCCAACTTGAACAGAAAGTCCGTTGTCCACTTGATTGCTTTATTAACATTTTTCATGCCAAGTTGGCTCTCTGCCATCCTGCCCTTTAGTTTCTGCGTGAACGGCTCGCGGGCTATCTGTGAGCCTGCAAAATCCTCGTTCCTCTTTATGTCGTACCACGGTATCATCACAGATGGGACCAGGGGCCGCATAGTGACCTCGCCCTCGTCCGAAAGTATCTCAATGGGGTTGAACGGTGATATGGCGGTGAACATAGTCTCAAGTCCTTCTTTAGTTGCCCTGCCAAGGTCTTTCTCTTTGTTTATAGCGGTTTGGTAGGCCAGAACGCCAAGTGAATTAAACCACCTGAACCCATGGGGCAGGGGCACGGTAACAAACCTGTCCTTGCCTGGCAGGGGGACCACCAGGTTATTATACTTGTGGTAATCGTTCAGCTCCTCCCAGTCGTTGACCGTATCGTCATCGTCATCACCCGCCCACATATGGTTTATCAGTGCGGAGACAAAGCCAAGTGCCACAAAGCCCGCGCCCACGGCGGCAAATTTTCCCGGGTTATCCTTGCCTATTTTGATGATATTATGTCCGCCTTGAAGCGAAGCATTAAAAAACAAATAAAGCGAGCCCATAAGGTTTGATGCCCTTCCTTTGCGGTTGAAGTTCACTGTGATGTTTTTTGCCTCTTGCGCAGCCTGTTTGGGTGATTTGCCATTTTCAAGGGCCACCACATAGGTTGCGAACCTCGAAAGGTTCTCGCTCCGTGTTGCCCAATGATCGAGCAAACGGCCTGTTTTGAAAAGGAAATTCCTTATAGAAGCCTCGGTACCGCTCGCGTTCATTCTTTTGAGGGCTTGTTTAAGGTCTTTACCCATCTGGTCAACGTCCCTCATATGGATCCATCCCGTCTCACCGCCACTGATCTTAAAGTCCTGGTACAGCTTGTCATATTTGGTTTTCCCTGGTTTTTCTTTCAGATCGCGTATAATAGCCGCCCGGCAGCCCTTCAGCGCACCGATAAACTTCCTCTGATCACCCTTTCCTCCTTTGATCGCATGTGCCCAGTAAGCATACTGAAGGTCACGGATCTGGTTTACCGGGATAAAAGCGGGGTTTTTCGATGTGAACACCGTTGCCAGAAAACGTGTGAACTGCGGTATTTTCTTCACCCCCCATGTCTGCTGTATGGTCCGGTACACACCTTCGAGCCCGGCGGGTGTTTTATTCAGCGCATTGGCCACATCAGCCGGAAGGACCATGGTGTATTTCTCTCCGCTGATCCATACGTCAACCTCGTGCTCCTGCGCCTGGCGGGTGGACCGGCGTTTCATATGATCCGAATTAAACCGGGTTTTTACATACCCTTGGTCGAATAACTCCTGAGAAGGCTTTTCGATCTTTTCCTCATAGATTTTCTTGCCGTTTTTATCCACATCACCGGTCCATACCCAGTACACTTTCTTGAAATAGTGCATCCGCTTGCCGCTGTCATCCTTTACATCCTTGTTATTCCTTACAAGGGATGCCGCATGCTGTTTTACCCTGTTCTTCTCCCCAAACACAATAGCTGTGTGAGCCATGTTCTCAATGTACTGAAGCGGGTCTTCAGCCTCGGATGTGCGTCCCTTGGCTGAACGGAAGGGTGATATCTGCCGGCCCACATCGGCCTGCATGTATTCAAACAGTTCATCCTCTGCGGTGTTCTTCCACCCTCTCAGGGGAACGTAATACTCATAAGCATCCTCGCCTGTGAACTTATTGTACTCATCGGGTGATATGACCCCGTACTGCTTGTAAGCATCCAGGGTGAACCCCGTGGCCTTGCGTACCCTTTTCCAGAACTTGTCAATAAGATCGCGGTCCATCTTTTTCTCAAACCCATCGGTGATCTCCCGGGCCTTATCGGATTCAAACCCTGAGTAGTTGGTCCTCTTTGAGTCGGGATTGCGCTTTATGAATTTCTCATTGCGCTCAGGGGCATGCTTTGCTTTCATGTATAGGTTCACATCCTCCCAGCTCATGCCTGTGCGTTTCTGCACCTCGGAGATCACATCCAGCATGGGTTCAATATACCCTTTGTGGTACCGCCTCATTTTCTCCTGCACGATCCCGTGGGAAAGATTTTCCTGGCGGTAGGGGTTCGAGAACTCATTCATCTGCCCTCCCTTGCTAACTATACGGTGCTGCCACTCGCGAATAGAGATCATCCTGTCCTGCCATATCTTACGCATGGCCATAAAACTTCTTTCCTGTATAATATTGTACGGCCCTGCGCTCTCCTCTGTGATCTCACCCTCTACAATACGGAAGCGAACACCCGGGTCGTTTTTGTACCCATCGCTGAACAGCATATAGTCATCTTCCATGCCCATCCCGTCAATACCCGCACGGTCCAAAAACTCGCTTGCCTGGCGGTCGCTGCCGAAATGATTGGTCAGTGCCCTATAGATACGCGAGGCCGGGACCACATCGTAGAGAAGCATTTCCAGGCTGCCGTTTTCAATATTCTCCTCTTTCATCCGGCCGTGGACCATGTTTATCTGCTCATTGCTCATGGGCTTGTCCCACTGGACAAACTGTAGTTTACCTCCCGAATCGTAATGTCCGGCAAGCAGTACGCGGTAGGGGTACCTGCTCTGCGGAACGGGGTTTTCTTCCATAAACTCAACCGCCCTGCGTATGCGGTTGGCAAGGCGCGGCTCATCCCGGTAACGGTCCATTTTTTCCTCAAGGAACGGAAGGGACAGATCCCCGTTGAAGTTGTTATTGGTAAGTGCGTAGTTTATCCACTTGACCGACCTTTCCCCCACATTATCCCTTGCTTTCTGAAGGTATCGGTCAAACTTGGCCTTGTCGTTTGAGTATTCCTTACTGACATACCCTTCCTGGTTAAAATGTACACCCCAGGGTTGGTTTTTGACCTTACCCTTCAGTTTTCTCTCGGACCGGGCCAGCATGTTCCGGATATCCTTCTGCGTGTAGTTGAGCCTGAAAACCTTACGGAAAAGCCTCCTGATCCCCGCTACAGCCCTATCGAGGATGCTCTGGTTAGTGCCGTCCTCTGCTATGCGTGCGATATACTCATCGGCTATCAGCCGGGTATCCTCAGTATTGTAGGTCTTTTTTATAGTTGAGATATCCCCGGGTGACATGGACCGAAAGACATCATCGAGCACCTGCCCGTACTCCTCACCAAACAGCTCCCTCATCCCCTTGTGGGCCACAACTTCATGTAGGATAGTCTTTGCCGCCTCGTCATCATTTTTTATCTCAGAGGAAATAAGATACACCTGATCGTTTTTCGTGTCATAAGCACCGGGAACACGGAAATCATCCTTAATAGCCCTTTGAACGTGGTCGGGTAGTTCGTCACGGTTAGTGACAACGTTGATCGGTGTGTTGAGCTTGTCGCTGTAATAGTTCGCAACACCAGCATCCAGCGCATCACGTTTTTTCTTTTGCGCCTCTTCGGAAAGAGCTTCTCCCGCATAGGTTGCTCTGGAGATTTGGCCTTTTTTGTAGAGGGGAACCTGGTCCTTGAAGGCTTCAAAGAGTTCTTTGGTGATGGGGAGGGAATGGATGTTTTGTGTTTTCTCAAAAGGCTCCATGCCTGTTTCCATTTTATCCTCCTCCACCCTCGCCCCGTACTTTTTACCTATCTTATTGGCTATGTTGGGGAGGATTTTGTCGTAAAAGGACTTCATGCCTTCGCCGCCAACTTTGAGGTCGAGGCCGGAGTATTTTTTTACCTCAAGATCCTCAATGCTTTCATCTTTGCCACCATCTTTATTGACTATTTTTCCCGCAAGTTCTTTACCAACATATTCTTCGAGTTCATTTTCTGATAAGTTGTTTATTTCATCAACAGACTGCCCGTCTTTTTCTATAATTAGGCTATATTTATCACCCTCATACTGAACCCTAATAGAGTCAATCTGTTTACTAAGATCGTAGCGTTCAGCCTGTTGCTCCCCTGTTGTCCATGCGATCCTGTCAAATCCGTTGTCAATGGCATACCTGATCATCCTCCGCATGG